TTTCTTGTTACGAATGATTTAGTAGCAAGTCAAATGATGCAACGAGCTAAAAGGATATCAGCATGAAACTTATAGAATTAGATAATGCAATTTCAATTCCGCTAAGTAATGAAGAACATGAAGTGTTCTTTAAATATGTTAATACAAACATAAAAGAAAATAAAGACATAGACGAACGTGAAAAATTACTATTACAAAAATTAAGATCACGTGGCGTTATTGATTATATTAGTGGACAGATTATAAAGGTATAATATGCAAGCAATTACTTCAGAAGAACGAAAAGGTATGTTAGATGTATTAAGCAAGTTTAATGCCGCAACATCTGGACAACCAGTTGCAGGTACTGCACCTACATCGACACAAACAAATGAGTCAACTCAAACTCCTATTGCACCAATGGCAGGTAAAGATTCAGAAATGCTTAAAATACTTGAAAACTTTACAAATGCAACTAACGATGCAGTAGAAACAGTAAAAGCCGAAGTACCAATACAAGTAGCAGAAAATAGTGTACAAATAGATGGATATTCCATTGAAAAAATACAAGGTCAAGTAGGTAATGTTAAGAAAAAATACTATAATGTAATGCATGGAACAGAAATACTACATGAAAATGTTTGTTTATATGCTTCTGCTTCCGCTATTGTAAAGCATTTAATGGATAATAATAATAAAAAAGCAAGAGAAGTTGTTAGATTAGACGACGAGTATGGAGGTAAGTTATTTGAGGGTGCTAATTTAAGCCAGCAAATAAAAAGAAACCCAAATGGTATATATGAAGCCAAATTAACTGAAGTTAAAATGAAGGCTACTGATATTAAAAGAAAGATACTAAACTCATTATAATTGATAAATAATTAAAACATCGTACAAATACAGGATTTAACCATGGAGTTATTTGATATTACTGTCTCGGAGCCAACGGCAATCAATTCAGCATTGCACTCGTTCACAGGCAAAAAGATAAAAGATTTTACTAATGCCGAAGGCAAGTTAAAAAAAGTAAAAGAACATATACAAGATAAAAGAAACAGTCCGGGGTCCGAATCAACTCCCGAATATGCAATAAATGTATTGCAGGCTAGTTTGTACGAAGAAGTGCTAAAAGAAGTGAGCCCCACAATGCGTAAAACAAAGAAAAAAGTAAAAGAAAGTGCAAAGCCACAAAAGTTGGCTAAATTAATGGAACAAGATTTGGATCAAGCCGAAGTTGTTCTAGCCGCAAAAGCAATGATTGATAAATTGCAAGGCATGGCAGAAGATCTTGCTGAAATGCAAGTTGAGGAATTAATGCCTATTGTAGATGCTATGAAACAAAGTTTTGGCATTGAAATGGCAAACGGTTTCAATCAACAAGCAGAAGGTATTTTACAGCCTGCTTTAGATGCAGTTAAGTCAGCTCGTGACGGAATGGATAATGCAGTATTAGGAATGACAGGCGACGGTCCTGCTCCTGAAATGGCAATGGATCCAGGCATGGACCCAGGTATGGCTCCTGTTGCTGATCCTGCAATGGATGTTCCAACTGAAGATGACTTTGCTGGTGCAGATCCTGCCGCTGGTGCTATTGACGAACCAACAGGACGTATTCCTAAAGAATCATTAGAAAAAGTTGGTCGTTACATTTATGAACATAAAATGGCAAACGGCAAAGTTCCTGTAGAAGCAATTAAGAAAGCCGCCGCATATTTAAAAATGCAACAGGCTAAGTAGGACAGGAATGAATGAAACTAGCAACCTTAGTAGAAGCCGACGAATATGAATCACAACTAAGAGATACTATCATTAATCTCTTGGGCATGGCTAAACTAAATGGTATCACCAAAGTTTCATTACAAGCACTTCAAAATAATTTAAAACGAGACAATTTTGATATTGACGATGCGAGCTTAATAGAAATATTAAGCTCTATTCCTTTAGTCACAGATGCAAATGTTGACGAAATATCCTTAGATCCAGGTTTGGCTATGAAGAAGTCAAAAAAGACAAAAGACAAAATGAAAGCGACAGCAAGAAAGCAAGCAGTAAAGGCAATTAAAAAATGAGTGCATACATGAGTGCCGCAGAGGCAAGAAAAAAGACATCAATTGACTTAACTATACATGGTGAAATAAAAGCAATTGAAACGCAAATTATTACTGATGTTGCCGCTGGTAATTTAGAATCTACTATTGCTACAGGCACCACAATGACAACCACAGGTGCAACGGCACAATCCTACTACAACGTATGGCAAGGTAGTGTTGATGACAGATCCAAAAAATATCAAATGGATCGTGTAGTTAAGTATTTCCAAGATGCTGGTTACACAATAGAACGACAAACAGACGCAATTACAACCAATACATTCGATTGGAAGATTTACTGGTAAAATTAAAAACTTTTGGCGATTCACATACCAAAGGTTCTATGTTAAAAAATCCTAATTCCTCATGGCCTGTTTTACTAGGAAATAAATTAAACTTACCTGTTGAAAATTATGGTGTTAAAGTTGGATCAAATGAAGAAATTATACATCTTGCCCTTTCTAATAGTCCTGCCACTGAAAAATCATTAATTATTATTATGACAACATTTCCAGATAGAGTGTACTGGAATAATACATCTATAGAGTCAAGTGATAATGATGAAATATATCAACAATGGCTTAACAATAAATTTGATATTGATAGTGCATCAGACTATCAAAAAATACAAATAGACAGATGTAAAGAACTATTAGAATATAGAGGACATAAAGTTTATGTTTTTCATATAGTAGAAAAGTTACACGAGATTAAATCTCAACTTGACAAAGGCTACAAAACATACTATAATATATGTAGAACGGTGCAACCTAAACATAGGGGTTATTATGAAGAAGAAGCCGTTGCGGAATGGGCGAATTATCTATATAACTTAATTACCGGGGTAAAATGAAACCAAAATACGATTATCCAGCATCACGACGTTCGATGGTAAAAGGCAGTCGCGTATATGAAGTTGGCGACGAAAATTTACCTAGTGTAACATCAATATTAGATGCTACATCCGATAAGTCAGCAATTTTTGCATGGCAAAAACGTGTAGGAAAAGAAGAAGCAAATAAAGTTAAAAAAGAAGCGGCAGGACTTGGTACTGCAACTCATAAACTTGTTGAAAATTATTTGTTAGAGGTAGAGGCAAAACCAAATGGTAATTTGGTTTGGCAAATGGCTGAAAAAATTAGTAAGCCCCTTATAACAAATTTACAAGATAATATGGATGAATGTTGGGGAGTAGAATGTACTCTTTTTTATCCAGGACTTTATGCTGGTACTAGTGATTTAGTTGGTGTATATAAAGGCGAACCCGCAATAATTGATTTTAAAACATCTAAAAAAATAAAGAAACGTGAATGGGTAGAAAATTATTTTTTACAAGGTACTGCCTATGCATTAGCACATAATAAAATGTTTGACACAGACATTAAAAATTGCTATATTTTAATGGTGGATAGAGATGGTAATTTTAAAGAGTTTGATATAAGCGAGGAATTTGAATCATATGCAGATAAATGGTCCAAAACAGTCGATAAATATTATGAGCTAAATACAATTAGAGAAGAGCTTCCGTTTTAAGGATTTATAATAAATGGCAACAACGACAGCACGAATGCAGGTACGGCGAGGCAACCAAGCCGATTTACCAGTACTTAATGAAGGTGAATTTGGATACGCCACCGATACACAACGCCTATTCATAGGCAATGCATACGAAACATTTCAAAGTACAGGAAGTGCTAGTCAAGTTCTTACTCTTAGCAATAAGACTGTTAAACCTGATACATTAACTGTTTTAGCCGATGCCGGCTCGGGTTACAGTAAGTTAGCATTAACAACAGATTTTACCTTAGCAACTAACCAAGTTACACTTGTAAATGGTGTCACTGCTACAGGTTCCCCTAATGTAAAAGTAGGTTATAACAGTGAAGTTGGAATGACTGGTGGAGCTCAACAAGCACACCATGTAACTTTAGCCTCCGGTACAAATGTTAATACTGGTTTCAGTTTTAACACCTCATACTATAATACCATGTTTTTAGATTATTCTTTAAAACAAGGTTCAACATTTAGAGTTGGTACGTTACGATTTATTACAGATGGAACAGCAGTAAGTCTACATGATTCATTTGAGGACTTATCAACTACTTTAGGATTTTCATTTTCAACCGTTATTGCGACAAATATAGTTGATTTAAAATATACGGTTGCCACTGCGACTGAGTTTTTCTTCCAAATCCGGGTCTGGAATACATCAGTATAATAAATAGTTTTTACATGCAATTAGCATTATCATAAAATACAATTCAAGAATACAATAGAAGGAGTGTTGATGTCTGGTTTACCTACCGAATACCAATCATTTATTCATTTGTCCAGGTATGCACGATGGGACTATGAAAAAGAGAGAAGAGAGACGTGGAACGAAACTGTTGCACGTTATTTTAATTTTTTTGAAGATCATATTAAAGAAGAATGTGGCTACACATTAAAAAAAGAAGAACGTAAAGAATTAGAACAAGCAGTTCTTAAATTAGAAGTTATGCCGAGTATGCGATGCATGATGACTGCAGGAGAAGCATTAAAACGAGAAAATGTTGCAGGATATAATTGCTCATATGTCGCAGTAGATCACCCAAGATCATTTGATGAGATTTTATACATATTGATGAATGGTACAGGCGTAGGTTTTAGTGTTGAAAGTAAATTTACAGAAAAAATGCCAGCGGTTGCTAGTGAATTTTGGCCAACAGATACAACAATAGCGGTTGCTGATAGTAAGTTAGGTTGGGCAAAAGCATTTAAAGAATTGCTAGGCTTAATATGGACAGGTCAAGTTCCAAAATGGGATTTATCTAAAATTAGACCAGCAGGTGCACCTTTAAAAACATTTGGTGGAAGAGCGTCAGGACCGGCGCCTCTTAATGACTTGTTTCATTTTACTGTTGCTACATTTAAACAAGCGGCAGGACGAAAGTTAAAACCTATAGAAGCACACGACATTGTATGTAAGACAGCAGAAATTGTTGTTGTAGGCGGTGTTAGACGTAGTGCATTAATTAGTTTATCTGATCTAAATGATAGAGAATTACGATTTGCAAAAACAGGTAATTGGTGGGAGCAACATGGACAGAGGGCTCTAGCAAATAATTCGGTTAACTATCAAGGCAAACCAGACATAGGCACATTCATGAGAGAATGGCTTAGTTTATATGACAGTAAATCCGGTGAACGTGGTGTTTATAACGGAAAATCTGCACAGACACAAGTGCAAAGAATTAATGAAAGGAACGGCGATGAAGGACAACGACGAGATCCTGGACATGACTTTGGCACAAATCCGTGCTCTGAAATCATTTTACGGTCCCGCGAATTCTGCAACCTTAGTGAATGCGTTATCAGAAGAGGGGACAATGTTGAATCTCTGGAAGAGAAAGTACGAATTGCAACTATCCTTGGAACTTTTCAATCAACCCTTACTAACTTTAAATACCTCACAAAAGAATGGAACAGAAATTGCGAGGAGGAACGACTTCTTGGAGTTAGCCTCACAGGAATAATGGATAGTCCGTTAACCAATGGAAAGAAAAAAGGATTAGAATCACTATTGGAAGGATTACGAGATGTCGCTGTCAGAACAAACAAAGAATGGGCAGAAAGACTCGGAATTAATCAGTCAGCCAGTGTTACTTGTGTCAAACCTAGTGGTACTGTGTCTCAGCTCGTTGATTCTGCTTCTGGTATTCATGCCCGCCATAATCCTTATTATATCCGTACTGTAAGAGCAGACAATAAAGATCCATTATGTAAGTTCATGATGGATGAAGGCTTTCCAAATGAACCTGATGTTATGAAACCTAATCATACAACTGTTTTTAGTTTTCCAATGTCAGCACCAAAAGATTCAGTATTTAGAACTGATATGTCAGCAGTAGATCAATTAAAACTTTGGATGACGTATCAAACTCATTGGTGTGAACACAAACCATCTGTAACTATTTCTGTTAAAGAAGACGAATGGATGGAAGTTGGTAATTGGGTTTGGGAAAACTTCGATTCGGTAAGTGGCGTTTCGTTCTTGCCATTTAGCGAACATACATATAGACAAGCACCGTATCAAGATTGTAATGAAAAAGAATTTAAAGCAGGTTTAATTAATATGCCTAAAGGCGTTGATTGGACTAAACTTTCAAATTTTGAAAAAAGCGATTTTACGGCAGGGTCGCAGGAATTAGCCTGTTCTGCTGATACTGGTGGTTGCGAATCTGTTGACTTAACAGAATTAATGGATATACCTACTCAAAACGAGGAATATGCTAGTAAGTAAAGACAAAGATCAAGTAATGTCTATAAGTTTAGCAGGCGGCAATGAAGTTATAGGCCGCCTGTCTACAGAAGATGGAGCTCAGTATATAGAAAATTCAATGACTTTGCAAGGAACAACGCAAGGTGTAGCAATGGTTAAATGGCCTGCAACAGGCGATAATAGTAAAGTTTGGATTAACAAAGATCAGATTGTTGCAATGGCTCCGGCGGTTAAAGAATTAGCCGATAAATATATTGAAGCAACAACTGGGATAGTGCTCTAATGCCACAAGTACAACGAAAATCAGATAAAAATAATGCAACGCCTCCGGGTATAATAGATTTAATACCTCAAGCAACTGTTTTTGCTAATAATTTAGAAGTAGCAGTTGATGGTAGTATGGGAACATTTCATTATCCGTGGACTTATCCACACAAGGACAAAGTATGGACAACTACAAGCGGAAGTGGAACTGTTTTTGCAAACAATATTCCTGTTAATAGGCAAGGAGATCCTGATTCTTGTGGTCATGTACGTATTGATGGAAGCCCAGATGTATTTGCAGACGGGTAACATGAATGGCATTCAACGACTTTAGTAACGGACTAACATCATTTAATGATTATATATCCCCGACAGTAAACAATACTACAAATTTACTCGGTGATTCTGACTTAATTGGTGTACAAGCCGAATATAGTTACAATTTAAAAGATATGATATGTGCCTTGCTCGCAGGACAAGGCTTACTCTTACCTAACCTCCAAATTTGTCTAACGGTTGCATTAGACGAAATATTAAAAAATCCATTACAAGGTGAATTAAAAGATGCTTTAGAATCATTACGTGATTCTATGGATTCGTTTAATGACCATACGGGCATTGATAGTGTACTTAAAAATCTCAATGGTGTTATAAGTGAAGTTGCCGCAATTGGTAGCATGATTAACTTTTGTGCCGATCCAGTAAATCCAAAAAGTATTCCTAACATGCTTGAAGGTGCATTTGGATCATTCTTAGGAAAAGGTGCAGATATAATAAATGCTATTGGAGCAATAGGTCCTGATAATATGTGTGCCTGTGTAGGACTTGATGGTAAGTTTAATTTTTCTAGTTTAAATAGTGGTGCTTTAAAATCAATAAACGATAACATGGCGGCTATCCTAGATGGTAGTTTTGCGACAGCGAGTTTAGATTCGTTAATATCAAGTGTTAATTCTAATATCAGTAGTTTAGAAAGTTTAGTTAGTTTAGAAGGATTACTAAATGGTGCATATAGTAATGGCGGAAGTAGTTTACATGGAGGCGAATGTAGTGCTTCTTTAGGATTACCAAGGTCACAAGGAGTTGGAACTTCATTTAAAGGTGGAGTAAAAGATGCAACAAATGTTGCTGGTAACTTATCTGCAACGTTTGATAAACTAGGAGGTTATCCTGTTACTGGTGCCGCAGGTACAAGTATGGAAGGGCAAGAGTTTAATAATATTTTTGAAGTTCTTGTAGAACCTGAAATGCTTGCATTACTTAAAAAAGGCAATAACTATGATGCACTAATACAAAACAAAACAGCCATATACGATTATTGTGGTAATGTAACAGGCTACTCAACAACTACATTACACGGTGAAGCAACACCAACATCAGGAACAACTGTGGTAACACAATCTGCTCCTGGTGCAACAGGCAGTATTGGAGAGACTACTGCCGCAGGTGGCGAAGATTCGGGTGCATCAACATCACCGGGTGGAGGTTCAAGCAGTGGCGGCGGATCAAGTAGCGGAGGAGGTTCTAGTACTTCTACCGCAAACGTAATCGTTGTTTCTTCACAAGCAGGTTTAGAAGCATTAACAGTACTAGAAGGTGCATTAGCATTACGTGAAGATAACTTAACATTATATGTATATCTTAATGGTGCTTGGACAGTAACTAGCATTATACCAACAACATGGATTGAAAATTTAAGTTCTACATCAGGTACAGGTATACTTGCAAGATCCGGCGATACTCCATTATATCGAACGTTAACCGGAACACCAAATGAAATTACAATTAATCAAGGCGACGGTACTGCTGGTAATCCAACTATTGGTCTTACAGATAATACATGGATACCAGGCACAGGCGGGTTAGTTATTCCAAAAGGAAATGATTCCCAAAGAACAACAACTGAAGGCGGTACTATACGTTATAATACAAGTCAAAATGTTGTTGAATTTCGATCTATTCTTACAGGACATACAGGCTGGAAAACAGTTACTCATTCATTTAGTGATACTGGAGCCACAGGTACTATTAGTTTAATTAAAACCAATATTTCAGGTGATATAACTTTAAAGAACCTTAAACAAGGTACAGGTGCCACGTTAGTTAATGAAGATGATTATATAGAAATCCCTACTGGAGCACCGTGGACTTTAACTCAAACACAAAATGCCGACGGACAAGTTTATACGGCTACACACACAACAACAAGTAATACTGGCGAAGAAATAGTGTTTGGTGGAGTTCAAATAGGACCTGCTAGTGATAAAGCATGGTATTATGATGTTCGCTTTATAGGACGTCAAATAGGTGGTACATTACAAAATGCATTTAAAGTAGAAGGTGTAGCCGATAATACTGCTGGTACATTATCTATTGTTGGTACAAATGCAAAAACAACATATCAAAATTCAGCAACTCATTGGGATGCAGATATTATTGCTGATACATCCTCTCACAAATTAAAAGTTATGCTTTACGGTGAAACAGGACAGTCCGTGAAGTGGTCCGTATTTTTTAAACTAATGGAAGCATAACAAAACTCTTGACTTTTTCGTAACATATATGTTATAATACAGTTTATGCAGTATAAATTTCCTTTGAAAAAAATTCTAGATTTTATACCAAAAGATAACAGTTTTAGTGTCAGAACACGGAAAGATTCACCAAAAGAGATTCGTTCTCAAGGCATTTATATGCTAAGTTCGCCAAGTTTTGGCATTTTTTATATCGGAATTAATGCAAGTGATAGTACCAGTTATAATGCTGGAACACCACGTGGAGGTTATATTTACCTCGAACGTGCTAGAAAAACGTGAATCTTACCTAGTTAAGATCCACGCACCTCGGTGTAATTCCGGGGAATCTACCTGAATTTCAGGTAAATATACACACGGTCGATGACACTTTGTTGACGACGTTTGGACGGCGGTGCGATACCGCCCGCCTCCACCAGAGAGATATAACAATGAGTAACCGAAATTTATTTTGGGCCTTTGTAATTTTATTAGGTGCTTTAGGATTAATTTTGATTATAGATGTTGTATTTCGCTGATGGGGGCGAAATAGATTTCGACAGCGTAATGATGCATCGGAGAGACTGTATTAATAATAACTGCAAACAACGCAGAGTATAGTCCAAATTATGCAATGGCGTTAGCCGCATAATTTAGTGGGTTTTAAAGGTTGAACCTGGAAACAGAATCAACCTTTCATTTTAGGAGAAAAAATAAGATGGATATTATAAAAAGTGTATCTGCTTGGATACGAGGTTTAACAGAAGTTGGATTATCGATTCTAATGATGGGTATAGTTCTTCAAATCATTTTTGGAGCGAACGTAGTATTCCTTCCTTTCGACATCCTGGGAAATGTAATCGCATTCGTGAAAGCATTAGGTGGTGAAGGACTTGTTGGCTTAATTGCCCTTTGGATTTTATGGGGTATTTATAGCAAGAAGTAACAAGGACACAGAACCAACCCAGTTATAGCCATGTAGGCATTATGGCTGGGTTTTTCCTTAAAACTTATCTTGTATAAATGTAATAAAAAATTAAAAAGGATTGTATATATGAGTTTTAGAAAACTTTGTATAGCCTCCTTGACCTGTATCTTTATAGGATGCACGACCATCGCGGCTAAAACAGAAAAAATGAAGATAGCAAGGGCCGAAATGACAATTAAAAAACATTCGGAACCAAAATATCGGAATACGTTTATAGCATTTACTCCAGCGGAAATAAAATGCATGGCAATGAATATCTACCACGAAGCTCGCAACGAAAGTTTGGCGGGCAAAGTAGCAGTAATTTTAGTTACAATGAATAGAGTGGCAGACAAAAGATTTCCAAATACGATTTGTGGAGTAGTGCATGAGGGCAAACATAGGTACGTAAAAAGTAAGGATGCATTTTTTCCAATAAGGGATATGTGTCAATTTAGTTGGTATTGCGATGGCAAAGAAGACAGGCCAAACAATACTAAAGCATATGTTTATTCGATTGCTTTAACAAAGTATTTTTTAAAGCGATCAATGATGATTATAGATTTTACAGAAGGTGCAACCCATTACCATGCAGATTATATAGATGTGCCTAGGTGGGGGAAACAACGAAATTATAAGCAAACCGTACAGATTGATACACATATTTTTTACAGGTGGGATCAATAAATACGTTGAATTAACAGGAGAGCAATGAGTGTACGAATACAGAGTAGTTTTTTACAAGATTATAAGTGGCGATCAACTAGATATGGTCTTGGACCTGGGTTTTTATGTTCGCATCACTCAGAAAGTTAAACTATACGGCGTCAGTATATTACCAGATAAATCAGATGATGGTAAAGAGTTTCTTTCTAAAACGCTTGAAGGCAAAGATTTAATGTGCCAAATTGCTTTTTCCAAAAAAGGTAAACAGGGTAGAAGTTTTGGCACATTGTTCGCAAAAGAAAAAGGCACAGACAAATATATAGATATAAACGGACTATTAATAACCCAACCATTTGCAACGACTCACTTGGGCGTTTCAGATAAATAATACAAAAGTTCGGAGATAATAAATGAACGACGGATACATAGAACAATTACAACATGCAGGCGGCAAAGTAGGATATAGATATAAAATCGCATTATCCTCAATGTCGGCCCCGAGTGCAAATGAAGGCACAGTATTTCATCAAAGTTCCCAGCAGTTAGAAGCAGGTGGAACAGCGATTAATACCGAGAATAAACAACTTGCAATCGAACGTGGAAATATGCGTTGGAAGCAGATCATAGAACAATTAGGTACATGTAATGCTAACGTAATGGATTTCTACTTACCATCAGGTGGTACATTAACCCATTCAGTTGGGGTAGCATCTGCAATGGATATTCAAGTTGAGTTTTCAGCAACCCCACAATATTGGGATGGAAGTGCTTGGTTAACAGGCCTCGCGGCAGTAAAAAGGGCAGTGGCAACCGGAATGGCAACCGCTAGAACATCAAACAGAATGACATACGCAAACATAACAGCTCGAACTGGAAAAGGACATCAACACAAGATTGAGAGCGTCGCAGCCGCGGCCGTCGATACGATTACAAATATCGAGGCAGGCGGAGGTAATGCTAATATCGCAGTGACAGCAGTAGTTTAATTATACATGATTTTTGCACTCTTTGTACTTTTTACGGCACTATGTATATCAGCAACAGCGGCCTACTATTCAATAGTGGGCCTAATGGCTATTTTCAGCGGTGCGGCTTTATCCATCGCAATCATGGGTACAGTATTAGAAGTAGGTAAACTTGTTACTGCAAGTTGGCTTTATCAATACTGGCCGAGAATCCCCAAATTAATAAGATCATACCTTTTAATATCAGTTATTGTATTAATGCTCATAACTTCTATGGGTATTTTTGGTTACCTCTCAAAGGCCCATCTTGAACAAAGTGCTATGACTGAAGAGTCTATCGCACAAATAGATGTATATGAAGAAAAGTTAGTGAGAGCTAAATCAAAGATTATACGATGGAATGAAGAAATTGGACGACTTAATCGCGGTGAAAACTTTCGTGTAGATAATTTAGTTAAGACTGAACAAGAAGCATTAAATGTAATTTACGAAAGAATTAAACAAGAAAAGGATCAGTTTAAAACAATAGCCGACGAACAAGTAGCAGTTCAAGATAAAAAATTAGTAGAATATGCAGAACGTACAAAAATTGATTTAGCATTATTAGATAAAAGACCTGATGGTAAAATAGATGATGAAACAGGCAAGTCTGAAAAAGAAATAGAAATAGACAAAGTACGTAAAAGAGATAGAGGTGTTTCATGGGTAGCAAGAGACAAGATTAGAAAAATAAATGAGCAATTACGTAAAGACTTTGCAGAAGTAGATAAAAAATATGCATCACAAATAGAAGAAATCAATGCAAGAATAGCAGGGTTAAGAACACAAGCACAATTAAAAACAGAAGATGTAGATGCTAAAGTTGCTCAATTAGAAGGATTTATTGAGAAAGAACAAGTAGTTGCTGACAAAGCACGAACTAACAAATTAAAATTTGAAAGTAAATTTAGACAATTAGAAGTAGAAGTAGGTCCGGTAAAATATATTGCAGATATGATTTATGGCGAGGATGCAGGAAATATGCTTGACTCTGCTGTAAGAGGTGTTATAATAACATTAATATTTGTTTTTGATCCATTAGCCGTTTTACTTGTAATTGCAGGAAATATGACAATAGTTTGGGCAAGAGGAAGGAAAGAATATGATGATGGATTTGAACAACCTATTATGGAAGATAGACCACTCCCCGGGCCAACAACGCCTGACAGTAGCACAGAAGTTAGACCTGATCAAGTGCCTGACATTATTGAAGAGATGCCAGAGATTGAAGAAAAAGATGAACCTA